TACATCTTTGTGTACCAAGGTATGATAAACTTTCTAAGTAACATAATCATTATTGGTCGCATTATGAAACCAAAGAAGTCACCTATAGGTCTTAATACCATCATAATACCAAACTTGAGTAATTTTTGTATCTGTTGGAACATAGGTGATGCATCAAATGCCATTTTTAATACCTTTAACAATATACCAGCAGATCCTGCACCTATCATCATACCCATCTTATGTTTACCAAAGAACTCTTTAGCACCTCCAAGCTGGTCTGCAAGTTTGTCACCAGACTTACCTTTTGTCTGTTCTCTTAATTCTGAACCCCTTGCTCTGTCTTCTGGACTTGCCTTTGACCATCTTTCATCTTTACCCTTGCCTTTTTCATCACCCATACTGCCATATTTTTTAATTAGTTCTTGTAACTCAGCATGTGCATCTTTATATTTTTCATTTTGTGTAATATAATTTTCTATACTTCCTGTTAGTTTTTGAAATACTAATCCAGCAGTAGCACCTTTGGTTATCAAACCAGTAAACATTTTCATTGAATTTGTACCACCCTTCAATTCTTGTGACAATCTTTTCATGGCTTCTACATTTTCAAAGTAAGATCTCTGTCTTTCCATATTCTGCTTGTGTATCTTGTCGTGATCCACTTTTGAACTGGTAGTACCTGTTTTGGCAGTTTTGGTGAAATCTTCTAAATTCTTGTTTAATTTCTCAAAAGATTTGGTTAATTTCTCTAAAGTCTTATCAAGAGCATCAACATCTACACCCTCCTGTTGCTCGTCATCTACCATATTTCTTTATAAATGTTATACTTTAAAAAGATTTCTTGGTACGTCTATTCATGGAGTCTTGCTTTTTTTGTTCCATATGCATAGCTAATATATTTCTTAAATACTCTCTACTAAGAGAATCAACTTGATTTTCATCCCATCCAAATTCTACCGCACAGAAGTAGTAGACTGAGTATTTGTGTCTAAGTCTATCTGTGAGCCTGTGAATGTCTCCACCCAATCCCCTAAATATTTCGCTAAAGGGTAGTCTTTCATGACCTCCTTCATGATTTCAGTGGCTTGACTTTGGGTTAACTGTCTAACTGCGTTTGTATCTCCTACAGGAAATGGAGCCTTCCTTAATACTTTTATCAATATATTCATTCTATATTGAGGTATATCCACTTTTGGTTTTGAAACGTCTGATAAATCTATAGAATTGGAAAGAATTGCTTCCATTTCACCGTATTTAATATCGGTTTCATATTCAATGGTTTCTTTTACACCATTATATTTAATTTCAAAAGTCTTAATAACCATAAAAGAAATATATTAGGCTTACTAATAAACCTTACTAGTCTGCTTTTATTGCTTCTATTCTGACATGTTTGACTTGCCAGTTTATCTCTTCAAATACTGGTTCTGCTGGCTCTAAACCAGATACAGAATGATCTCCTATTGAAAGACCTATACCTGTTATGATTATTTCCCTTCTACCAGAACCGCTTACACCATTAGTGAATTTTAATTCAAATTCAGGTGAACCAGCATATTTATCTCCCCAAGTTTCTTTATATGCTGTACCTTTTAATTGTGCTATTACTGCTTGTATGGCATCATCATTTTTCCATGAAGCCTTGAATCTTCCAGTAACATCAAGCATTCTTTTGATACCAGCTACTGCTTGGTTAGAACCTAATTGATATAACAAGTCACCATTCTGTGCAAAGTTAATGTCCACATCTTGTATCTCTGCTATTGCAACACTTGATGAACCGTTTGATAATTTTAATTGACCGTTTGCAAATGTAAATGGTACAGATCCTTCTGTTGGAGCACTACCAAAACTAGTTGATGGAGCATCCTCTTTTCCATATGCAATATCTGCTGAACAATTAACAACATCGCCTACTGCGGCTGTTATGCTTAATGAGTTTAAAATACATCCTTTTACGGTTCTTGTCATTGTATCAGTTTCTCCTTGGAAACCTATTTCTGTACTAAAAGTATTGCCTACAAATGTTTTAGCGGCAGCTCCCTGAGCATTAGTTGCAGGGTATAAATATGGAGATGCATGTGTTCCTGCTCCTGCGGCACTGCCATAAAATGCCTTAAAAACGTCATGTGATGTTACGTCTGATAAAACAAATCCTACAGATAAAGTACCGTTTTGTGTACCATAAGCGAAAGTTGATGGTTCTACTTGACCTAATTTACCCATTTTAATTCTGTTTGTTGTCAAAGTCCATCCACTTACTGAGGCTTTTAAACCAAAAGATTTGTCTATTGTTGCTGATCCTGCATAAGCTGCTTCATAGCCATATTTAACATATGCATATGCACCAGTTCGTACCATATCGTATATAACTGGACTACTTATTTAAAGATTTCTAACTAGATACGCTTATTCTCATGGATATTGTGATAATATGATTAAACATATTACGCATGTATTGATTTCTGGTATATGATGCTATAACCCTCAAATCAGTGTAATCTGTACCACCTCTAATCTTACTTTTTATGATTCTAATAATTTCTGACACAACATCTGCATGTCTTTCATCATTTTGATATGTTCTTATATCTAAATCTATGGTAACATCATGCCAGTGATCATTCCCATAAAGTCCAAAATACTTGATATTTTCTGCTTTTGGGGTTAAAATTATTTGATCTCTTCTGTCATCTATAAAACCTACAGATCTTCTTTCCCATGCTTTTTGCACGTTTGGAACATTGTCAGAAGTCCAATTATCAACTAATATTGACTCTAACAAGTCAGCAGATGTATAACTTGTACTAGTCATCCTCATCTCCTCCTGTTAACCATTCCCATTCAGGTCTTTCCATTATGAACTACTCCCATATTGATAATCTTTTGTATATGGAAAATTATTCCATGTATCATTATCCCCATAACTGCCCTCTGCTGGTCGCATATTCTTTGTCATTTCATCCCAATCAGAATTAGTCATATCTGCTGGTTTTCTTCCAACGTACCAGATTTTTCTTGATATTTTGTAAGCTGTAGAATCAATCAAGTCTTTTTTCTGTGATGCAGTAATTGTATCACTTAGATTTGTACCTTTTAATTGATTGTATTCGTTCAACAAATCCTCGTTTGTTTTTCCTTGAAATTTTATTTCTCTAATCCATTGTTTAATTCTTGATATATTCGGTTTAGCAGTTGCTGGTAAAATATATTGAGAATATCCTTCTGGTAATTTTTCTTCTGGAAATTGACCACTTTTCTGTAACACTGCTGTGTCTGGAGGTTCATCATAAATAGCCTCTTCTGGTCTAAACATTGCTTTTAACCTGTCTATTAAAGAGTCTATACTACCTTCATTTTCCATATCAACAGACTTAGTTTTATTACCAACATCAATTTTTACTTTTTTACCAACTAATTTTGCTGTAAACCCTGCTTTTTTTAATTTATTGACAGTTTTTAATTGTATTGATCTTGCAAACATTAATTTCATTACGGTATCACAAATATCTCCCTACGGTTCTCAATACATTTCTCAATGTCCTCTTCCCATTTTCTTTTGGATTCAGATGTATTTGACATGCCACCAGTAGGAAGTTCATCCATTCTGAAACTTGTGTTTAGTATTTCTATTGCTGTCATTTTAACAACAGCATCTTCAATATCATAAGGAATTACTGTATCTCCTGAATAATCCTCTCCTCCATATCTATAAGTAACCCTAACTCTGCTTTTTCTTAAAATACTGAAAATAAATCCTCTTAATGCAAGTGTACCTCTTTCATATTCCATATCATACCAAGTTTCATTAGTTAGTATGTTTTCCCATGTTGCTGATGCACCCTGCCATATTTCTATTTTATCTCCTTGATCTATATCTAAATCATAAATTCTCCTATGTTTAAGAAAAACAGGTGTACCCCATCCAAATTTATAAAGTAATGGTAAATCATGAACTTCTCTTGTTATTTTTGTTGATCTCCAAGCATGACCTGTTCTTCTGTCAAGTTCATCCTCTTTTCTTTTTATTATTTTCTCTACTTGAGCCTTGTTTGGAGTAGTAGTAGCAGTGATTGGAGCACGAAGAAAATCTGATACATCTGCAACACTACAATAAGTGGTAGTCATACTTCATATATTGAGCCACTATATTTAAAGATTCTATTTAAAAACTACAGTGTATTCAGCATTACCAGTAATATCTGCAAAAATACCGTCTTCAAAACGTCTATTTATACCAACATATGTACCTTGTTGTTCTGAAAATATTGTAAATTCTTCTGTACCAGATGAAGTTGTTCCATTTTTGAATATACATTTTGAACCTGATGAACCAGTTTTTGATACATAAACACTTACAATAACTCCATGACTACCTTTAATTGTAGTATCAGCATTGAAAGATTTTACATTATGATTGTATTCTACCATGATTTAATGAACATCTACGAATATATAAACATTATGTTATAAAAAGAAAAAAAATTGGCTGTTTTTGGACTCTAGTAGCCTATGACTAGGAATTCAAACACTTTATTTGCTATTGATGTAGAGTTAGCAACTTCTGCAAGTACTGCTCCTGCTGAGCCTCCTACAGAATAGAGTTTGATTTTTTCATTAGCTTTGTCATATTCTACTTTGTATAGTGAATCCGTAAATTCTGGTATCACTGCAACTAGTGTAGAAATCCGACCTTCTTTTAAGTCGGCTGACACTCCGTTGGTAGCATAAGCATCAGAGCCACCAGCGGTGACTTTAATCTTATAAATACGCAACTTTGAAGTTAAAGCTGCTTGCCATGAGAGGGTTTTTCTCACGTTAGCGTTTGTCCAATCAGATGTGGTGATTGTTACTGCCATTAGATTTGTTTAGAAAGTACCTATATATAAAGATTAAAAAAATGAAAAAAGGGATTAAGAATTGACTAAAGTTTAATATCTCTAATCTTTCCTTGGGATTTGAAATGTCTACAAACAGTTTCGCCCATAGTTCTGAATACACCTTTCTCAACAAATGCATTGTTGACAAATGGGTATGCAGGGGTTCTTCTTGTTGCCTCGTAGTATTCGGTAGGAATTGCGATTTGTATACCTAATCTTGGATATCCATAACCTTCTGCATCAGATGTATCTAATGCAAATAGTCTACCAATTTCTGATGCATCACCAGAATCTGATGGTGCATCTTTTGTTGGGATGAATGGAACTCCATAAATAGAGTCTACATGAATTCCGACACCTGTACCCTTAAAAGTCTGTATACCATTTACATCGACTTGAACTAAGCTCTCACCGTAAGGATTTGGAATCCTGACAGAAGGCATGTACAAGCCTTGTATTTCGGAATAGACTTCATGGGATCCGAGGAAGACGTTTGGATCTTTACCAGCGGCAATTCTAATCTTTCGTAAGAAAGTTCTTAGAGTGTCGTCAGTAAGAACACCATTAGTACCGATTGTTCCACTTGCAGATTCAACGGTTGAATCAAAGGTAGTTGAACTATCTCTGTCTACTGTTGCGTTAGCTGCCCATGGATCGTACTCTCCAGAACCAGAACCACCTAATGCAGTTTCTTCTGCACTACTTGAGATGATTCTATCTAGGGATTCAAAATCATTCGTTCCAGCGAATGCACCTGATGATACATTGCCTTCGACATCTGCTAAAAGCATTCTATTTAAGAACTCTTTGTGCTGAACAGCCATATACAAACGCAAACTGCCTAATCCACCCCAAATATCGTCTTTGGAGTGAGTTGCTAACCATTCCATAACTTCTGATGCTGAGAAAGGCAACTGAGCTGTCTTTGGTCTAACATCGAGTTCTTGGATTGTTGGTTTTACAGTTTCTGCGATAGTACCACCTTCTGCTGTACCACCTAGGGCAGTATTGCCTGAGTTGGTATTTAGAGTTGGTTTTGCTGTAATAACACGCCAACCAGATTTATCCCAAGGGTACTTTGGCAAAATACCAAATGCATTTGCTTCAAGGTTTAATTGAGCCCATGCGTAAGCACCGAAGATAGCGTTAAATGTACCAGCAGTTGATGTGGTTACTGGAGCATCTGCTTTTCTCAAGAGATTTCTGTTGTGTCCGTAATAGAGAGCCTCTAGTTCATCGATTGTCTTTACTTGAACCATTTTAATAAACTCCTACTTCGTCTGGTGAAGGTGTATAATACTTTCCAGTTAAAATTCCTTTTGCAACATTGCTCAAACCATCATATCCACCAGCTCTTGCATCTTGTAGAATTTGTGAAGAATCAACTTGTGATTTTTCGACAGTTTCTAAAGCTGCATTTGGTCTTGGTGTTTCGGTTGTGAATGTGTATTGGGATTTTTCAACTAATTCTGTATCATCTGCTTTTTGTTGCATTTTTAATCCACCTTTGTCGGATGCTGGTTTCTTGTCACCAGATCTATCATCATCTAATCCTGCTTGTACAGAATTGGATTGATATGTATCTGGTACAGTAACTTTAGCACCAACATCGTCACCAGCCACTGTTCCTTTTGGGGATAGTGGTAGATCAGTTGGGGTTTCTAAGGCTTTTACTCTTGTTGCAAGTCCTTGAATTGCTTCTGTTGAAGCAAGTTGGGATTCTGCAATAGATTGTACGACCTCAGTTAATGTATCAATGCCTGATTTTACAGTTTGTTGGAAAGATTTTTCCGTTTCAACTAGTGTATTTGCTGATTTCTCAACAGTGTCCACTTGTGTTTCAGAATTAATTTCTTCGACCATGTTGTTATAAGATATGAAGATCTAGCCCTATATAAAGATTTATACGATTTCTTCGTTAGGTTTTTTTGGTATAGATTCTTCTCCTAACTTGATATTATGCTGATTTGTCTCATAACCAGACTTATCTGCTATCTCTGGTTCTGTAGTAGCATCGTTAATTGTATCTTTTACTGCATCTGATGCTTGACTTCCTACCTCTGTTGCTACACCTCTTGCAACACCACCTAAAACTTGACCAGCTCCAGCCAATAAAGCACCTACAGCCGCAATTTTTTCTTCAACAGATGTTACCTGTTGTGTTTGATCTTCTGGAGATTTTTGGTTTGCTGATTCAAAATCACCTAGACCTCTTACACCAGAACCAGCACTGTTACCTATTGGATCATTCTTTAAATTGGTCTTCAAGTCTGGTAAACCACCGTCTAACTTAGTCGGTTTGCCTATCTTACCCATACCTCCACTGTCAATATCTTGACTTGCTGTACCTGTTGTCAAATCTGCATTAGAAAAATCTTCACCTTTTTTCTTCAAGTCTGGTCTTTTAACATAGCATCCAAACTTGTCACATCCTATTTTCATTTTACCGTTTGGCAATTCTTCACCTTCTGCAACTGCTTTTGCAATAGGATTATAATCTGTAATCAATGCCAAAGGTACTGCTGGATCTCTACATACTGCAACTTCATAATGTTCCAAATCCTTTAATTCGTATGCTATACTTCCGTCTTTCATAACTTTTGGTGATCTGTTTGTCTTTGTAGCACCTCCAAAAGAAAGTCCTTTGTATTCTCCTGATTTAATCTTATCCCAAATTGATGCATCCAATTCATAATTTTTATGTATTTTACCAGTTATTTTAATTGCTGGATATGTTACACCTTCTGACTCAAATGTTGTTTTCATAAAATTAATACCCTTACCTACAACTCTGTTGGAATGAGTGTCTGTAATAGGAGCACCTCTGTCCATCCAAATTGGAAGACATTTGTATAACTCGTCAACTACTGTTATTTCACCCTGTCTGTCTTTCATCTCAACAGTCAAGAAACCTTCAAAAAATCTTTCATCAGTGTGGTCTAACACAGTCATTGACTTGGTAACAATCTTACTAATCATGCCATCTGTCATTATATATATTATAAAATAACAAGTATTTAAAGTTAGATAAAAAAATGAGGGGTATAATATTCTAAGATATTATCCTTATTCGGCTATTTTTTTTGCTTTTGAAACAGCATAATCAACTGAGAATCCTGCTGTCAAACCTATCAGACCTAGACCTAATGTATCTATTCCTGATAAACCGATTGTTTGTGCTATAGCTATACCAGCGAAGCCTGACACAATAACTGCACCAAAGAATTTCTTGATATCATATCCTTCATCAGAATGTAGGAATCCTCTAATGGTGTTCAATATTGCACCAGTAACTGTTGCCAATACAACTACTAATAATGGTTCTACCATAATATGTGCAATTTATCGTCTATTATATAGTTTACTCTTTTCTGTTTATAAGACTACGCACTAATTCAGATAAATCTACTTCTCCTATCTGTTCACCATGAATTCTTTTAGTCTGATTATCCAATGCTGTACTTAATAACAGTAATGCCTGCTGTAATGTTGTCACTTTTGAACATAAATCACTCTGAGTTTTAGATAATTTTCTAAAAAATCCAACTAATAAACCTCCTCCACCTAAAGCTATACACACTATAATCTCTTCAAATAGAATTTTTACAATTTCTACCATACAGGTAATGTATGATTCTAGTATTTAATTTTGCTCATCAGACATGTCATGTATACGCTTAAAATGGTCAGATTTTATCAATGCCAACAATATACTAGGATCTTCTGTAAATGCTCTTATTATTGTCTCAGGCATGTCATCACTTTCAAATCTACCACATTTAAAACATATGAATATTATACCATTATTAGCATAATAACCGTATTTTTTAGACCCACACTCACACTCTTCAATTTCTACGTCATCATCACTTGTAACCATGTTTTTTAATAAAAAGGTTTATTAATAAAGATGTATCAATATATGTGTGGGTACTAGTATACATATTTACTCAGATTTAGATGAGTATTTAAAGAGAAACAAAGATAAAGTTGATGAAAAACGTGAAATAAATCCTGCATCTTTGAAATGTTTGGATATGATAATTAAACCTGATGACAAAATAATGGTTGTTATTGACTGTGAAAAGTTTTTTGATAGACCAGATGTTTCAAGAAGTATTGCGATGTATCAGGCAAATAATATTTCAAAATATCTTAACGGTGAAGAACGTTTGGTTGAGTATGATGACGTTGAATTTGATCCTAAAGATGATAAGATAACATTTTTTCCAAAATGGCTAGGTAAGTCTGGTCAATTCTTTAAGGCTGGTAGATTTTGGGGTGACAGACCTAAAAAGAAAACAAAAATTGATTGGACTAACAAGTTTTACAATGTTGGAATGAATAAGATAGACTTAATTCTTAAAACAGACTAGACTTTTCTACCAGATTCACCAGACATAATTATTTTCCAGTCTTTTCCGTGAATTTTTCTCATTCTTAGCCAAAATGGATCTGTACCGAATGCTCCACCCTTTTTATTGTAATCTTTTGTTACATTTGCTATCTTTTTATGACATGGATGGCAAAATCTTGCGTTGATTTCTTCCAAATGAAATTTATGTTCTCCACAAAACAGACAAAGTCCATAATATTTGTCTGAAATTTTTGCAAGTAACGGTTCCCTGCCTCTTTTACCAGCACATTCGCCACAAATCATGGCTATTGTAGCTGCCGCGGCATCTTTTGTGAAACAGTTTAGACAAATCGCCTCTTTGTAATTGTTTACATGTGTATATTCGTCATCTTGGTGCTTTTTCCATAGTTTTTTGCCTATGTCTTGACCTCCCTTATCCACATTGAGTTTAGTTGCCATGTTAATTCTCCGCTAATGTTATCTTTTTTAATGCATCTTGTAGTATCAAATATACATTGTTTGTAGAATATGGGGTATTGGAAACAACCCTGCTCTGTTTTTTAATATCCTCTATTGTTTCATCTATTAAGTTATAACTAGGATCATAAACGCTTGAAACATGTACACGAACCTTTCCAAAGTCAGTGTCTACATATTTTTCCTTGAACTCTTTAGTTTTTTTAATCTTTTCTTTCTGTTTCTTTAATGCTGTATCAGCAGATTTTTTTGTTGACTTTACTTTTGTACCAGATGGAAGTTTTGTTTTCTTTGCTTGATCTGTGTTATGTATTCCAGTTCCTGCTGGCTCGCAACTTTCATCACAAACATGGTGTCTTTTGGTCATTCTGACTCGTCATCTTCCCATCTTTTAACATCTGATAATTCTGATTTTACCACATCTCTTGCTTCCCTTACTGTCATAAAAGCCTTGCTCCTTAACTCTTCAACTGTCTTTTTCTTAGTCCAGTCAAAGTCTATTGAGTCTTGTAATGTCTTTTTAACCATTTCAAAGTTTGCACTTGTTATACCGTCTGGATATGGTTTTGGTTCCAAGTTCATTTTCTTTGACTGACTTGTACCAGATCCACTTGCAGGATGACCTTGACCAATACCTCCTTTGTCAGAAGGTCTTTGTTTCTTTGGCTGACCGTCCATACTTTGTTGATCCTCTTTTGGTGCGGCTGTACCTCTACCCCTACCTTTTGAACCGCTTGTGTTAGGTTCTTTATCCTCTGGTAGACCTAGAATCATTGCCTCTGGTGAAAGTAACGGATTTTTAGAAACCTTGAATTCTCCAGTGTGAGTTCTTGTTACCTCGAATCCCATTGCCTGCATAGCTGCCATGTTTTGTATCTCTACACCTTGTATCTGCAAGTCTCTGAGTTTGTCGTTTTCCTCTCCACCTTTTAATCTTAATTCCCAATCCTCTACGCCAACAAGTTTGCTGATTTTGTAAAGGAATGCCTTGTATAAAATATCCTGACCCCATTTAACTGCTCTGTTTGTAATTGTAACTTGTAGTCCTTCTTGTGACCATCCAGAAGGAAGTTCACCGTAGTACAAAGGCAATACTCCAAACACTGCACCAATGATTTGTCTTAACTCTTTTCTAATAACTGTAAATTCTAATTCTTTTAATGATCCAGTAAAGTCAATCCACTGTGCCATATTCTTTCCACCCTTGTCAGACTCTACCAGCAATGGGTGAATCATGTATGGGTCTTCTGTTGCCTTTTGTTCCAATACATCCCATGACTTTCTAAAAGTCTCATAGTTTCTTGATGCAATAACCAACATGCCTCTTGGTGGTCGCATCTTGTCAAAGTATTTTCTAATATACTCATCCATGTGGGATAAAGCCATTGCCTTTGACCATATACTATAAATAGGGGAGAATCCGTAAATTAAGCTTGGCTTATATTTCCCTGCCTTCCATATTACTTCACCTTCACCGTATACAACCCTTTTTGGCTGGGGGATTCCTACAGAGTATACAGAATTTACCTCTATAACTGCCTTTAGTGCCTCTGCTCCACATCGGTCACATTTGTCTGTTGTAAGTCTCTTATCCCTGTGTTCAAATCTTGGACATACAAACACCTTGTTTCTTTTATCGTCATAACCTATCCTACCGTCACTGTCTGCTATCATTGCAACTTGAGGTGGGTCTATTCTTAAAAATTCCTTAATCTTACTTTTCTCATGATTAATCTTACCAGTAGCATCGTTGATATCATAACTCTTTAGAACCAAACAGTATGCATTGTCTGCAATTTCCAAGTCTCTTTCCAACTGTCTTGAAAGATCTTCAAGTGTCTGATCGTTACCGTTGATAGGATTTTCCAACAAGTCCTCAAGTTTTTTCCTGTTTTCTGGTACAGGTCTTAACATTTTATTGTTTCCACAAGAGTCACACTGCATTTCATGTGTAGTGTTTAACTCGGTAGGAATTGCCTTTTTGGCATCACTTCTTGGAACTTGACTTGATTCATTATCCTGATTCTGCTCAAATGGCTGTTCATCAGGATTGTCATTCTTTAATGGTTTGTATTGAAATTCCTTAGAACAGTTGGAACATTTAAACTTAAATTTCTCTACTACTTCAAATCCGTTCTTAAACATCTCTCTGTTGAGTGTCTCAATAGGAATTCTTAAGGCATCAATGTTGTCTGCTAACTCGTAAATCATAATAAGTGGGAATGGAAATATAGGTAATTTAGCACCTGTATCGGTACTCATGTATGGCTGTGCCATGCTTGGTCTGGTAGTAGAGTCAGTCTGTGACTTGTTTATATTAGTTAAATTTTTGGCTACAGTTCTAAAAGTATCTTTAATACCCATTATATGATCATAATATATGCGTACTTATAAACTTTCTGTAATTGTTTTGTTAATAAAATGTTAACAAGTATATTCAGTACTACCATGTTTACAGCACTGGTAGTTTCTATAATTAGGTTCACATATACATTCTTTAACTACACATTTTTTTTCCTTTGGTTCTTTAAATGGTTTTTCTTGTACCATACGCAGTGTTATATTCATACATATATTAATATTACTATAAAAACCCTTTATAAATAGAATACTTTATTAATAAAGAACAGATGATACAATTATGGTAGACTTGGAACCAGAGGATTTTAGCAATATTTTACGCTGGTTTGAAGCAATGTACGCAAAGGTGACAGACGTACATGACATACCCATAAAGCACAAACGTACATTCTGGAAACTCACGTTCTTGGCTGAGGATAAAATTAAAGAGATAAAAGAGGCTGATACGGAATAGGCAACTGAGAGCCGAAGGCTCGAAGTTTTTTGGTGGTCAGGTCATATAAAACTAGCAATGCTTAAGTAGTGGTATGTCGTAGTTCATGCATGGATTGGGATAAAATCAAAAAAGACAGCATCGACAAAGAGATGGCATTCATGGCTGGCTCGATGCAATTTCTGCGAAAAGACTTGAAGTCAATTCAAGACAAACTACGCAACATAAACAAGGACAAAAAGGGAGGTTCACCTCTTGGGTAATGGCATGCTATACGCTGGGATATTCTGTCTTTGTACAGGGTTTCTTACACCGCTGGGATTGATACTCATAGGATTATACGTCTACAATGACTATACTAGCAAGTATAAAACTCCTGTGGAAAGAGTCGTGGAAGAGCCAAAATATAACATGAACGAGTACTCTTCACAAGTAAAGGATAATTTTATATAATGCAACAAATTAGTATAAGCATGACTACCGCAGTTCAGGACTTGTTACTTCTTTTGCATGAGGATTGGATGCCTGAAAAGCGACAGGATGCAATAAAACGCATGCTTATGGATATGGTTGACAGGATGGATTCTATGGAGCATGGCGAAGGATGGCAATAAGCGTAAATGTCATAAAGAAAGTCATATGCATTGCATGCGGTGACTTGATAAAAGATCATTCTAAAAAACAGTGTTACAAGTGCATATTCAGGCTACAGGGTACAATACATCTTATGGATCAAAAAGACTCTGGACTGGTAAACAAATCCGATGTAATCGCTAACAACGAGGTCAAGGTCATGCGGAGGGTTAAGGATGATTAGGGAGAGCATACATAACTTTATTGGGGGTCTGAAAAA